GAAGCGCCCCGGGAACCTCACCGCCACGGCGCGGGCGCTCGACAGCGCGGAGGCGACGTCACCGCTCCAGGACGCGGTAAATAGGTTCAACGAGGCGATCGACGCCGCGCTCCGCATCACCGGGAAGTGGCTCGGGATCGAAGAGCCCGGGACGATCGAGGTCACGTCGGACTTCGGCCCGGAGGAGATCGAGGGCGCCGACTTCGCCACGCTCCGCGAGGCGCGGAAGATCCGGGACCTCAGCCGGCAGAAGTTCCTTGCGGAGCTCAAGCGCCGGGGCCTCCTCGACGACGAGTTCGACTTCGAGGAGAACCTCCGGGAGCTCGAGGAGGAGGACGGCAGCTTCGGCGGCGCGTCGCTCTCGGACTTCGGCGGCGAGGAAGAAGAGGAGGAGACGCCGGTAACCGAAGAGCCGGAAGAGAACGAGGAGGAATAGCATGGGCGGCTGGTACGTAGCGAAGATGCGTTGTGGTGTCTGCGCCAAGTCCTACCTCGCGGTCTTTCCGAACGACGCGGACGCGGACGAGCTCGAGTGCCCGTACTGCGAGGCTTTCGACTCCGAGGCGATCAAGTATTATACGCCGGGGCGCTCGGACGAGATCGAGGAGCTCTCCGGCGATCCCGAGATCGAGTTTCACGTTATGTACGTCGACCGCGTAAAGAAGCAGCAGGTATTCATCCCGGACGGACTATAGCATGGGCGGCTGGATCGCGGCTAAGGTACGTTGTAACGTCTGTACTGGGACTCATGTCTCGGTCCATCCGGAGGAAGCCCCAGAAGATAGGCTGGAGTGTCCGAGCTGCGGGGGCCAAGACTCCGAGATAGTCGAGTACGCCAAGAAGGCGATCGACACGAGTAAGATCTTTATCCCGGACGGGCTGTAGCATGGAAGCTGCGTTCTCCTGGATCGGCGACCTCGTCCGTTGGCTCGCGGACCTCATTCCCCGCTGGGACATCTGCCGCGCCACGCACGGCGGCGTGAAGTTCGTCCGGGGCTGGAAGGTCAAGCCCATCCGGCCCGGGATCTACTGGTACTGGCCCGCCGTTACCGAGTGCGTCCTCGTCCCCGTGGTTCGGCACCCCGTCGATCTGCCGGCGCAGAGCCTCACGACGAAGGACGGGAAGGCGGTCATGGTCAGCGCCACGTACGTCGTAGAGATCACCGACGTCGTCCGCGCCCTCGGGAAGACCTGGGAGATCGACGACATGATCCGGGACATCGGCCGCGGCGCCGCCGGGGAGCTCGTGCCGACGCTTCGGTTCAAGGAGCTCACGGACCCGGACGTGAAGGACGAGCTCGCGAAGACGGCCCGCCGGCTCCTCCGCCCGTACGGCGTCCGGGTGATCCGCGCCCGGCTCTCTGACTGCACAAAGAACCTCGTGATCAGGACGGTAGGCGACGGCGCCCTCGTCCCGGTCCCGGAAGAGGAGCTCGAGGAGTGAATCGCCGTGGCGACTGCTAACGAGATCCTACAGGACGGGGCGCTCCGGCACGCCATAGACGTGCAGCGGTACACCCGCGGGGAGGCGCGGAGGATTCTCAGCCTCCTCGAGGCGAGCGACGCTGAGCTCATACGGACGCTCGAGCGCCGCCTGGGCGCCCTCCCGGTCCCTGTCGACTTCCGCTCCGCCCGCCTCCTCTCCCTCCGGGCGGACATCCGGCGCGCGAGGACGGCCGTCATGGCTCGCCTACAGGGCGCCCTGACGCAGGACCTCCAGGGGTTCGCCAGCGTGGAAGCCACGGACGCGAAGCAGCTCCTCGAGTTCGCGGTCCCGATCGAGTACCAGTTCGCCTCCGTCAGCCTCGAGCAGCTCCGCTCCGTGGTCACGGAGCAGCCGTTCCAGGGCCGGAACCTCGGGGACTGGTGGCGGCGCCTCCAGACGGCGGACCAGGACCGGGTAATGGACCAGATCCAGCTCGGGTACTCTCAGGGCGAGAGCGTCCCGAACATCATGCGCCGGATCCGCGGGACCCGCGCCGCGGGGTACCGGGACGGCGTTCTGGCGACCACCCGCCGGAACGCGGAGACCGTCGTCCGTACCGCCGTGAACCACGTCTCCAACGCGGCGCGGGACGCGGTCTGGGACGCGAACGCAGACGTCATAGACAGTCTCCGCTGGCTCTCTACGCTCGACGGCCGCACCACGCTGATCTGTATGCGCCGGGACGGGAAGGTGGCCCCGGTGGGCGACAACCCGCTCCCGAGGGGCGTCGAGCCCCTGACTCCTCCCGGAGCGCGCCCGCCGGCGCACCCGAACTGCCGGTCGGTCATGGTCCCGTTCATCTCCGAGACCGCGCTCCTCGGGGACCGCCCCTTCGTCCGGACGACGCAGCGCCGCGGCGCCCGGGAGGTTGACTTTCGTCGCATGGCGCGGGAGCAGGGGCGGAGCGTCAGCGCCGTCCGCCGGGACTGGGGGCGGGAGAACATCGGGACGATCCCGAAGAAGACGAACTACGAGGAGTTCCTCCGGCGGCAGCCGGCGGCGTTCCAGGACCGCGTCCTCGGGGATACGAAGGGCGCTCTCTTCCGGCGCGGCGGGCTGAAGATCGACAAGTTCGTCGACGCGCGAGGGACGGAGTTCACCCTCGAGCAGCTCGCCTCGAGGCACCCGGGCGCCTTCGCCAAGGCGAACCTCGACCCCGGGGACTTTGTGCGGTAAAATAGGCATGTCATGTAGAAAATTAGGCATTTAGCGCGGAGGATCAAACATGATACTGGCACCACTCGGCTTCAAGAATACCCGGGGGCTCCCGAAGGGACCGGCGCACGGCGGCGGAGGGGACTCCTCGTACTGGAACCTCGTGACCCGGGAGGAGAAGCGGGATCACCACAAGCGAGTTACGGCTCGTCGCCGGCAGAGCGTCGCGCAGCGGCGCGGGAAGCGGGTGTAAGAAAGTGCCGGCAAAAGTCGCCAAGCGGGGATCGAAATACAGGGTAGTCGAGGCCTCGAACGGGAAGATTGTAAGAAACAAGGCCGGGACGGCCGTCGACGGCGGCGGGCACCGTACCCGGGGATCAGCACAGAAGCAGGCAAGCGCGATCAATCGTAGATAGCGCGTAGGATCGTAAACTGAGACAGGAGGATCAGATGTTTGATTTCGGCAGTAACAGAGAAGTGCGGGACCTCGCGGCGGTACCCGAGACGTTCAGGGCGTTCTACAAGGAGAAGGCGGGGGGCGGAGGGTACGCGCTCGATACGGAGAACGCAGTAGTGCGGGGAGCCGTCGAGGCGCTCTCGGGCGCCCGGACGGCCCTCTCGACGGCCCGATCGGATCTCGACGCCGCGAAGGCGGCCCAGACCGACCTCTCTCCCCTGAAGGAGTTCGGCGACACGCCCGAGGAGATCGCGAAGACGTTCGGGACCAAGGTCGCGGAGCTCCAGGGGCAGATTAAGGACGGGGCGAACATCGAGAAGCAGCTCGACTCCCAGCGGACGGAGATGACCGCCGCGCACGAGAAGGAGAAGCAGGGGCTTCAGGGCCGGATCGAGGCCCTCCAGCTCCAGCTCTATACCCAGCTCGTCGACGGCGAGACCCTCTCCGCGGTTGGAGATACGGCCGAGAACCCGCGGCTCGTCCTCCCGTTCGTCCGCCAGCAGGTGAAGCCGATCGAGGCGGACGGGAAGATCGCGATCCGGGTCCTCAAGACGGACGGCGAGATCCGCATGAGCGGGACGACGGGGCTCCCGATGACAGTCGAGGAGCTCGTGACCGAGATGCGCGGCTCGAAGGAGTACGCGGGGCTCTTCAAGAGCGAGGCGAAGCAGGGTAGCGGACACCGTCCCGGGACGGGCGGCGGAGGCGGCCCGCGCGGCGCGGCGGACATGAGCGCGAACCAGAAGATCGCGGCCGGACTCCCTGGGCTTCAGAGGTCCTGACGGGACGTGGTACAATAAGACGTGTGGCGCCCGCCGCCCGCGGGAGATCCGACGGCGGCAGCCTGCTACAGGGAGATCCGAGGCAGGTCGGTGCAGAGAGAACCCGATCCACCTTAACCCTTTAGCAGTGTAGGAGTTACACAATGGCAAGTGTCACCCTCGCAGAATCCGCCAAGCTCAGCCAGGACCTCCTGGTGGCGGGAATCATCGAGAACGTGGTCACGGTTGACCGCATGTACGAGCTCCTCCCGTTCGACGAGGTAGATGGGAACGCCCTCGCCTATAACCGGGAGAACGTCCTCGGGAACGCCGTAGTGACCGAGGTCGGCGACCTGATCGCCTCCGACGGCGAGAACCCGATCGACGCCTCGACCGACGGTACCGCGCCGGCTACGTTCACGCAGGTTACGAGCTCCCTGGTCACGATCGTCGGCGACGCGTTCGTCAACGGCCTCATCCAGGAGAGCCGGAGCAACGTCCAGGACCAGACGGTGGCCCAGGTCGCCTCGAAGTCCAAGACCGTCGGCCGGATCTTCCGGCACATGTTCATCAACGGGACCGGCGCCAACGGCCAGTTCACGGGGCTCTCCGGCCTCGTCGCCGCCAGCCAGCACGTCGCCACGGGGGCGAGCGGCGGACCGCTCAGCTTCGCCTTCCTCGACGAGGGGATCGACCTCGTCAAGGACAAGGACGGGGACGTCGACTACATCCTCATGCACTCGCGGACCCACCGGAGCTACCTCGCGCTGCTCCGTGGTCTCGGCGGGGCCGCGATCAACGAGGTCGCGACCCTCCCCTCGGGCGCTGAGGTCTCCGCGTACAGGAAGATCCCGATCTTCGTGAACGACAACATCCCGACGAACGTCACGAAGGGCGGAAGCAACAACACGACCAGCGTGTACTTCGGTACCCTGGACGACGGTTCCCGGAGCATGGGTATCTCCGGCCTCAGCGTCATGGGCGCCGCTGGTATCCGCGTCGTGCCCGTCGGCGAGTCTGAGTCTCGCGACGAGACGATCACCCGCGTCAAGTGGTACTGCGGCCTCGCGAACTTCAGCCAGCTCGGTCTGGCGGAAGCGGACGGTATCACGAACTGAGCCGCGGCAGAGAGGGCTCTGGTCGCCTCGGCTCTCCGGGCTGTACTCGGGAGCCGGGGCGCCCTCGGCCCGCATTTGACGACGAAAGGCATACGACATGGCTCTCTACCTTCTTCAGAGACCGCAGACCTTCGGGGCGACGATCATAGACGGCCGTACCGCCGCGATCGTCGAAGCCGACTCGGAGGCCGCCGCCATCCGCGTCGCCACGGCCCAGGACGCGGGGGACTCCCCGTGGAGCGGCGCTACGGCGACGGAGATCACGGCCGGCGTCGCGGCTGACTACGCGGGCTTCACCTACAACGTGAAGGTCTCCGGCGACCCGCTCGTAGCGGGCTCCGCCGACATCATCGACGTTACGTACACAGGCGTCGCGGCCGATACCGTAGACGACATCGGGGACGGCCTCGCCGCCCTCCTCGTCGCCGCGGGACTTACCGCGACGTACACCGGGGCAACCAATACCCTCGAGGTGGCGGCTGCCGGCGACGCGATCGGAGACCACACCCTCGTAGTCGAGGCGCGGCTCCCGAACGCGGACTCTCCTCTCAGCGACCTCGTCGGTGCGATCACCGATCAGGGGCTCGAGGGGGACGCGCTGTCAGTTGTCCTCGAGGACGAGACGGCTATCCCGGCGATCCTCGCGCAGCTCTGAGACGAGGGGAGGCTCCGGCCTCCCCTCGTTTCTCTTTTTATACAAGGGGCTCTATGGCATTCGTCAAGTTCACGTCAACGGGTCGGACGTCGGCCACCGGGAATCCGAAGTACCGCGCAGAACTCGTCCGCGGCGCGCGCCCGGTACGGCAGCTCACCGGGGCGGACATGGGGCAACTTCAGCTCGGCGAGCGCGGGTTCGTTCCCTCCGGAACGGATAAGGACGCTCCGAGATCCTAAGCAGAGACGAGGAGAATCAGAGACATGGCATGGAAGTCCAAGGAA